TCAGGGGGTGGGGGCGGTGCCCCGCGCTGCCAGTGCTGCGGCGCCGAGGCGGCGCAGCAGCACCTGGTACGGCGGCCGGTTCTCCGGCCACCACTCGAAGACGGCGCGCTCGAAGTACTGCACGGTGCGGCCGTCTTCGACGATCTCCTCGGTGAGGGGGTAGCCGAAGATCATCAGGCCGCCGTGTCGCTGCCAGTACTCCCAGAAGGCCCCGCCCACGAAGTGTCCTGTCTCCGCGAAGTAGTGTCCGTAGGCCACGCCGATCCGGCTCCCTTCCCGGTACGGCAGGACGAAGTCGGCCATCAGCGTGCCCGGGCAACTCGTCGGGTGCAGCTCCTGATGGCCCCAGACCTCGTCGCCGTGCCCCAAATCCCGCCAGGTGTCGCAGAGGCGGCGCAGCGCCGCGAGTTGGGCGTCGGTCGCGTGCTGGTCGCCGCCGATGAGGACGAGCACGGCCAGCGCCTCGGCGTTGGCCGGCCAGGCGCCGCAGTGCCAGAGCACGGCCTCGACGTCGCGGCACCAGTAGAGCGCGCCGGTTCGCCCCACCGCCAGGTGGTACATCAGCCCGTCGCCAGCGGTGTGGAGCCCGTTGCCGGGCGTCTCGTCCCAGTCCCGGGCGACGTGGTAGCGCGCTGCCGCCTGGAGCACCGCCGCCTCGTCCGCGTCCGGCGGGATCGCCGGGCCGTGGTAGTGGACCACGATGCCCCGCTTGCGGGCGAGCGGCACCGTGGCGGCCGGGCCGCCGTGCGGGTTGGTCGCGAGCCGGGCGCGGAGGTCGATGAGCGGGAGCCGCTCCAGGCCGCCGGCGGTCATGCCTACACCTCCACCAACGTCAGCGCGACCGTGCCGTCGCCCCATCGCCCGGCGTCATGGGGCTTGGGGACCTCCTCCCGGATCGCCGCGATCCGCACCGTGTACTCCTCGCCCGTCCGGTCGTAGTCGATATCCCGGAACGTCACCACCCCGCCTGCCTCCCACGCGGCCCACAGCGTCCGGGCCAGTTCGCGCGCGTTGACCTGCTCGACCGACCCATCCCGGCGCACCACCTGGTCCTTGCACTGCACCGCGAACGTCCACCGGCGCCGGCGCGACTCGGGATCCACCGCGGCGTACTCCGCCCAGATGCCCGCGATCACCGGACACCAGTCCGTGACGTTCGAGAGGGTCACCCGCACTTGCAGCCACCGCGCCCGGGCACTCGGCGGCAGCGTCCCCACCACGACGTGCGTCCGCGTCTCGTCGCCCCGGACCGCCGACGCCGCGACCTCCGTCCAGCTCAGCCCGCCGTCGAGGCTGGCTTCGAGCGTCACCGTGACCGGCGCGGCCGTCGCCCGCTCGTCCGGCCATGCCAGCTCCACGCCGACGAGGCGCCAGACTTTCTCTACGTCCCGCGCGCCCGCGTCGAGCAACGGCGTCACCAGCGTCACCGTCTCCCGCAGACCCGGCCTGCCAGCGCGCGGAGCCAGTTGCCACACCGCCGTCTGGTTGACCGCCCCACTCCGGCCGGCAAGCACGTCCGCGTCGTCGGCCGGCCCGGCGATTGCCACCGGATACCGGAACGCCGTGCCCTCATCCAGCAGCCACCAGCCGCGACCATCCCACGCCCACAGGTCCGTCTCGTCGCCATGTTCGTCTTCCACCGCGACGATCAGCCACCGGCCCAGCCCGCATGCCCCGTAGGTCGCCCGGCCCCGCAGCCCGAGCGGGGCAAACACCTTGTCGCCCGGGTCGTACCGGTGCACTTCCTTGCCCAGCCAGGCGTACAGTCCGCCGTTGTGCCCGATCATCCACGCGAAGTCATCGGCAAACCCCGTCCGCGGCGCGGTCGTCACGACGTCGGCGTCGACTCCTCCGCCGGTGGCGACCGCCCGCCAGACCGCACCCCGTGTCACGATCCATACTTCGCCATTGAACGGTGCCACGGCCACGATCTCCTGGTCGAGCTGCACCCCCGTCCCCGGCCGCACGTCCTGCCACGGCTGCCACGCCCACAGTTCCGGCTCACCGCCGGTCGGCTGATCGATCAGCACCGCCCCACGCCCCGGCGCGATGATCGTTGCCGGCTGCGCCTGCGACGTCGTGTACGTTCCCGTCGCGAGGTCGTAGATCGTCGGCGGCTGCCCTGGCCCGTGGACGAACCCCACCGCACCCCGGCTCACCGCCAGCCCCGCGCACGGCGCGGCGAGCGTCTGCACCAGCGCCAGCCCGTCATACGTCCCACCGGCCGCCGTCACCCGGTACAGCCCCGTCCCATTGGCCAGATATGTGGTCCCGCCATGCACGAACGAGAAGCTGGGCCGATCCGGATCAAACGCCGGCGTCACCGTCTCCGTGCGGTTCTGCCGCCGCGGCCCCGCCTGCACGCCCTGGCTGTCCAGCGCCGGCCAGGCGCCCACGCCCCGCCAGAAGCGATCACGCTCCAGTTGCGCCGCCCGGCCACCACCGCCGTAGAAGTCGAACAGGCGCACCCGACCGGTCTGCGCCGGGTCCGGTGCCGACTGCCGCCGCTCGTACGTCCCGGCCCGCACCATGTAGCCGCGGCCGGCGATCACCACGTCATACATGGCTCACTCCTTCGGCCGCCCGCCCCCGCCGCTTGGCCGGCTGGGATCGGCCCGGCTCACACACTCCGAATACGCGTAGACCCTTCGGCAACGGCAGCCCGGATGCAGCGGCGGCTGCGGCCCCACGCCCTCGATGTACCGCGTCCCGTGCAGCGGCCCGCACACCGGGCACACCCGCTCGTCCTGCGCGGTCCGGTACTCTTCCCAGATCAGCCACTGCCTACACGGCCGCGTCGTCGGCGGCGCCGGCGGGCCAGGGTCCGGCCCCACAATCGGCGTCGGCGGGTTGCCCGGCACGGCGCCCGTGCCGGGATCGAGCAGTGCCGCTTCGTAGCGCGCCCAGCCGCCGCCCGGTCGGCTGGACGGCGTCGGTTCGGTTGGTGTCATGGGTGCAGTCCCGTCATACGCGATGCTTGTTGCGTATCTCTCCCCTCTCCCCTGGTGGGAGAGGGGCCGGGGGTGAGGGGGACGCATGACGCATGACGCATCACGCTCCCCTCCCCCGCGCCAGGCGCGGGCGCCAGTCCTGCTCGTCGAGGACGACGCAGAGCGCCGCGGAGATGAGCAAGTCGTCGTGGGTCCGTGGGTCGGGCACGGACCAGCTCATCAGGCGGTGCGGCCCGGGCCGCACCGTATAGGTGCAGGCCCGAACCTGCCGCCAGAAGAGCGCGGCGAGCGCGCTCGCTTCGGGATCGTCCGGAGCCGGGGCGTGGTCTTTGAAGCGGCCGCTGTCCACGGCGCTGAGGAAGGACCAGCCGAGCTGGCTCTTGCTAGTGAGGGAGAAGATAAGGGGGAGCACCGCTCGGTCGCCGAGCGATGCGCGGAGGAAGCTCGCGAGGCCTGCCCCGACTCCGGTCGCATCCACGACGACGTAGCGGGCGCGCCAGACATGGCGCGCCAGGTCGACCAACTGTGCATGCAGCGCGGTGTGCTTGACGCCGGTCCAGAGGTAGCGCCGCACGACCTCGTAGCGCGGGCGCGCGTCCTGGCGTATCACCCGCACCACCGTCAGCGCCGTGCTGTCCCGCCGCGCGGCCGGGTCGTAGGCCCGGCCGGGATCGATGCTCTCCTCTTCCTCGCCCGCGACGTCGAGCAGGAGCGCGTACTCCTCGCCCGGCACGGCGCGGGTCAGCGGTGGGTGGTCGCCCTGCATCTGCCCCTGGCGGCTGGGCGGGAAGAGCCCACCCTGGCCGTCCAGTTCCAGCAGCTCGTACTCCGTGCGGATGAACGGGTGGTCGGCTCCCAGCAGGGCGATCTGTCGCTCCACGTAGCGCCCGTAGCTCGGCACCTCCTGCGCGACGATTTGCCAGGGGACGCGGAAGAGCCGTCGCCGGCCGTCCTCAGCCTCCAGCGTCGCCAGATGGCGCATCTGGCGGGCGAGCAGCGTGTCGGCGGTCCACACCGTCCCCAGGGAGAGCGTCACCGCGTCGGTCGATGCCGCCATCGGCGCGAAGACGCTGTCCCAGCGCTCCGGGCGGATGTCCTGGCACTCGTTGGCGACGAGCAGGAGCGAGGCGGTCTGCCCGCGCGCGTTGCTCTGCGGTCCGGCCGAGACGAAGTGGCAGGCGGCGCGGCCGAGTCGCACGATGGTGCCGTCTTGCACCCGTGGCCGGAGGCCGAGGGCGCGGGCACGCTCGCTCGTCAGCCGCTCGAGGAGCCGGTCCCGCGCCAGGATGCCCTGAGGTCGCAGGGTGGGGAGCGCCACGACGATCGAGCCGCCCGCGCGCTGGAACAGGGTCAGCAGGTAGGCGATGAGCTGGGCGAGCGCCTCGTCCTTGCCCGCCTGTCGGGAGAAGACGATGCCGAAGTCGGCGGGGTGCGAGCGGTCGCCGCGGGCGCGAGCCACGACGGCCGCTGCCACGGCGCGCATCGCTTCCGCCTGGTAGCGGCGCGGGCGGCGGGATGGGAAGAGCGCGCGGGCGAAGGCGACCGGGTCCGCCAGGAGCGCCCGCATCCCGGCGATCGTCGCCCGCTCGATCACCCGCTGACCTCCAGGGTGCGCGTCCGCAGGCGCCGCCGGAGGTCGCGCTGCAGGGCCTGGTAGTCGCGCCGCGCCGCCTCCAGCCGGCTCTCGTAGCGTGGCGGCAGCGGTCCGCGCTTCCACTCCTCGCGCGCCCGGAACTCGAGTGCCCACACCAGCGCCCCGGTCAGGATCAGCGCCTCCGCGGCCGGCGGCACCGGGAACGGCTCGCCGCCGGCCGCCGGGAAGGTCCGGCTCGCGGTGTAGTAGACCGTGTAGGCGCCCGCCGCGAGGGGCTGGGTGAACCGCAGCGCACCCGCGAACAGCTCCCAGGCCAGTTCCTCCCCGGCCACGGCTCGCGCCGGGGCGGCCGCGCGCCGCGGGATGACCTGCCCGCCCGGAGCAAGCACGCGCGCCACATCGAGCGCGTCCTCCGGCAGGGCGATCTCGGCCGCCCCCGCGTCAACCACGGCGGTCAGGACCCGCTCTTCCGGCTCCCACCGGCTGTAGCGCTCCAGCGACCAGCGCAGCGCCTCGTCCAGCTCCGCGTCGGTCCACAGCCCTTCCGCGCCGTCATCCTCCAGCCACAGCCGGAGCCGGTCGCGCATCTGGCTCAGTGTCGGCATGGACCCCTCACCCCCAACCCCTCTCCCACAAGGGGAGAGGGGAGACGTTACGGAACACGAAACACGGAACACGGAGCGCGCAGCCCGTCCCCCCTCTCCCAAAGTTGGGAGAAGGGACTAGGGGGTGAGGGCTGCTCCCTCTTCCCCCAGCGCCTCCCGTTCTTCCAGCACCCGAGACCATTCGGTATCCGGCTCGGCGTCGCCGAGGAGGGTCATGGCCGTGCGGCGGCTGTGGATCCCGGCGTGGACCAGGGCCGTCTCGCTGCGGACCAGCGCCTCGCGGTCGCTCGGCAGGATCGGGCCCCAGATGACCCCGGTGCGCCGCGCCCCGCCGAAGTCCATGCCGCCGAAGCGCTCCATCAGGTCCAGCAGCATCCGGTTGCGGCGGCGGTAGACGCTGTCCCATACCCGCCGCTTGCGCTGGACCTTCTGCACCAGCGGCTGGATCTCCACCTCCAGCGCCGTGCCCGACAGGTTGCGCCCGGAGTCGCCGAACGCGCTCCGCGGCGTCTCGGCAAGGTCGTAGAGGGCGCGGTAGAGCAGTTCCACGTAGTCGATGTGGAGCCGCACCCCGCCCCCGCTGAGCATGTCGAGCAGGTACGCCTTGCTGTCCTCGGGCAGCTCCCACACGGCGCCTTCGTCGGCGCGGATGCCGTCCGACCCGGTGACGTTCTCGAGCACGACGATCGGGTTCCCCGACACCTGCAGGATGCGGCTGATGACCGTCATGCGGCGGTTCAGCTCGCGGCAGATGTCCAGCAGGTCGGCCAGATCGCTCTCGCCCCAGAGCGAGTGGGGCTTGGCGATGTTGGGGAAGATGACGTAGGGAATCCAGCCGTAGGGGTTCGGCTCGTCGCGGACGATCACGCCCGCGACCTCGAAGCGCACCCGCTCGGCCGTCCAGTCCTCAACGACGCGCACGGTTCCCGGCCCGCCGCCGGCGTCGACGCCGAACAGCTCGCTCGCCTCCTCCGCCGGCAGCGTGTAGAGCTGCACCACGCGCCGCACGGCGCGGACGTTGTCCGGCGCGGACCAGGCCCAAAGGGTGGCGGGGTCGACCGAGACCACCAGCGGGCGACCGGCGTCCCGGTCCCAGGTCACCTTGAAGGCACCGTCGCCCAGGACGCTGGCGTCGATCAGGGTTTGGGTATCGAGACCGTGCAGGTCCTGCTCGGCCGCCAGGTCGTTCAGCGCCGTCTCGGCCCGCCGCGCCTGCTCCGGGCTGACGCCGTCGACCGGCGGGACGGTGAAGACCACCGGTTCCGGGAAGACGTAGCTGGCGGCCTTGCGCACCAGCGCGCGGGCGTAGTTGATGGTCAACTGGGTCTCCCCGGCCCGCCGGCGCCGATCCCACTGCCGTCCTTCATAGAAGTCGAGCAGTTCCCGGTAGCGGGTCATCCGGTCGACATCGTGGGCCTGCACCCAGTCGGCCAGCGTCGCGGGGACCACCCCGCCGCTGATCGGCATGAGCGTCACGGCTACCTCCTTGGCGATGGTGTGTGGCGACGGCCCTCACCCCCGGCCCCTCTCCCAACCCTGGGAGAGGGGAGACACTCGCGGCCTTTGTTCCCCCTCTCCCATAGTTGGGAGAGGGGGTGAGGGGGTGAGGGCCTTTCCCCCTCTCCCAACGCTGGGAAAGGGGTCAAGGGGTGAGGGCCATCCCCCGCCTCACGCCCCTTCGATGCCACGCAGGCGGGCGACGCCGAGCTCGCTAAAGAGGGCGAGGCCGGCGTACCACTTGATGCGGTGCCGGCTGGCGTCCTTGGTTTCCAGTTCGCCGATCGCCTCGATCTGGATGCCGCCGTTCTCGATCCCCATCACGCCGGATGGGCCGAACTTGACAGCGTAGATGCTGGAGAGGTTGCTGCCGGCGCCCAGCGTCTCGTCGATCGGGATAAAGTCGTCGACGATGATCGGGATGCCGTCGTAGAAGAGGGCGCGGCGGCCGAAGGCGTCGACGTCCGTCTCCAGCAGGTTGCCGCTGGTGCGGCGGAGCTGCGAGAGCTTCCGGCGCGTGCGCTTGTGCATCAGCAGCGCGTCCGGCCGCCCCGGCCGCACGAGGTCGATCAGCTCGTCCATCAGGTCCAGGGTGAGGGCGCCGCCGTCGGGCCCCGGCTCCAGCGTCTGGGACGGCGGGACGAGCTTCGCGAGGCCGTCGAACGCCTTGGGGTTGGCGGTGCTGTCGCCGTTGAAGAAGGTGTCGCTGAACAGGTGGGCGACGGCCTTGGCCCGGCTCTCGATGACAACGGCTTCCAGGTCGTTCGGGTCGGCGTACGTCTGCTGGAGGAAGTTGTCGACGTCTGCGTCGCCGCCCAGGATCTTCAGCGCGACCGTGACCTGCGTGAACTCCGGCGTCGCCTCTTCCCAGGTGTCGCCGACGTCGTAGAACTTCGCCGCCGGCATCGTCTTCTCGCGGTTGTAGGTGAGCGCGGTGCCGGTGACGTTCATGAAGGGGAGCATGGTCAGCACGCTCGACTCCATCACGATCGTCTCGATCACGCCGCGCAGGAGCATGTCGTTCGTCAGCTTTGCCGCTTCCACCTTGGTTAGTGCCATCGAATCCTCCTCCCCTCGTCGTGCGCGATCCCGGGTATGCCCCTCACCCCCTAACCCCCTCTCCCCTTGTCGGAGAGGGGGGATGGCCCTCACCCCCGACCCCTCTCCCAACCTTGGGAGAGGGGAGCATTTCGCAGCGCGCAGTACGGGTAGCGTTCCCCCTCTCCCCTTGTGGGAGAGGGGGTCGGGGGGTGAGGGGTAGTCCTCCTACCCCCTCCGCCGTCGCAGTCCCTCGGCGATCTTGGCGCTCGCCGAGAGGCGCTCGACGTGGGCGGGGGATGGCTGCCGGCCGGGCTGGCCGGCCGGGATGCCGGGCGCGTTACCCGGCTGGCTCCGGATGCGCTCGGCGATGCGGGCGTAGGCGGCCCGGGCTGGCTCGATGCTGGCCATCAGTTCGTCGAAGGTGGTTCCTGTGATCATGTCCGGCACCACGTCGGGGTGCGCCGCCAAGATCAACTCGCGGATGCGCTCCAGGTCGAACCCCTCCGTGCCGTCCGCTCCCTGCTCCGTGTGCTCCGGACTCTCGTTCTCCGGAGGTCGCTCAACCACCTCATCCGGCCGTTCCATGGTTCCTCCTGTTCCGTGAGTCGTAGGGGAAGTCGGTCCTCACCCCCTCCCCTCTCCCAACCTTGGGAGAAGGGGGTTAGGGGGTGAGGGCTAGCGCGCCGCTTCACCCCATCCCCGTCAGCCGAAGCAGAATGTCGATCGCGATCGACCCGATCACCAGCGTGAAGAGGTAGTTGATCCGCGCCTTGATCTCCCGCAGCTCGTTCGCGAGATCCTCCACGTGGGCGCGGGTGACGGCGCCGTAGGCGCAACCCGGCTCCAGATCGACCCCCGCGCGCCGCCCGGTGCGCGCCACGATCTCCCGCAGGGTCGCCCCGCTGCGCAGCGCGGCCTGCCGGGCCTCCTCGCTGCTCATGGGTCACCTCCGAGTCCAAGTTCGAGCAGCACCTGCGTCATCGCCGCCGTCAGCCCCTCCGCCGTCCCGGCCGCCAGCGTCCGCTGGGTGCGGACGGCGCGGACCACGGCGTCCACGATCCGCGGGATGCTCGCGGCCAGCCGTGCCGGGTCGTCCTCTTCGGCCAGCACCCGGGCCAGGACCAGGCGGAGCGCGCCGATCTCTTCCGCCAG